TGGCCCTTCCAGCGGGTATCCTCGCCGGTATGTCCAAGGGTTTTCGTGGTAGACGTTACAGGCGTAAACACCACGGAAAAGCTCACGGCGTCCATGCACTTTTCCCCGTCTATAAATGCCTCCCCAAGGGAGCAATCTATGTGATTCCTCAAATCTACAGCCATATTTCCTCACCCCCTCATCAGTCCGTAATAACGGTAAAGTACAGCTTTTCAGCCGCGTCTACCGCGTGGATCCTCGCGTCAAAGTACACGCTGTCGCCCTCGCACTCGCCCCGGTTGACCTTTAAGTCATTGGCTATATCCACATTCTTTATGGCGCTTTCATCCAGATAATACTGGAGTATGGTCTGGCAAAGTCCGTCCATAAGGTTCCAGCCTGTTTCATCGTTGGTGAAACGATTCGGAGGAAAGGTCAGCCTCAAGGTATCCGAGAGGGCGTCGTAAACCCGCAGCACCTTGTTCTTCCGATATGATTTTGAACGGGTTTTTGTGAAGGTATGCAGCGAATTGATATCATACTCCACAATTACACGTTCCTGCTCCTGGGTGAAGAAAAACTCTCCCGCGAGTATGGCCGCCTCTGCCTCCTCATTGGTCTTTTTATCCACCACTGTATCGGCATCCGCCACAACCTTATAGGTATTTGATACCGTTTCCGTTGCCGCTGCCGTTATGGCTGCCACATAGGCGGTGGCCTGGGCGTGAGTTAACGCCACGCCGTCACTCCTGGCGTAGCTGTTTGTCACGTTTATGACCCCTTCGTAATCCGCCTGGGGGTAATCTGAAAGTACCACCTGTATGCTCTTGCCACAGTTATCTCTCAGATAACGCACCTTCGACACGGCCACAGCCTTCAGTGTGGCATCGGTGAAGGGGAAGCAGATGCAGCTCACCGGCTCATCCTCCACTGCGTCCAGCATCGCGCTTATATCGGCGTTTGTCACTTCACCGGCAGTGCCGCCCGCAAGGGATAAGGCCGCGAATTCCCCCAATGAGCCAGATCCCGCGAAAAGCACATAAGCGCTTTCCAGGCTTGCTGCCGCCTCTATGTCCGCCACGCCTGTATATTCTTCTACCGTGGTGGTATCAAGGATCACCTTCAGGTCATACCCGCCTTCCGGGTTTGCCGTGCTGCTGACCTTCAGATCATTCCCCCTTGTTCCCCCATATTTGGCCGTAATCGTCAACACGCTGGCTGCCGCCTCTTCTGTGGCTTCCTGTATGGTCTTTGTGACAGTGGATTTTGTCCCCTTGTTGATGTTATAGACCAGAAGGGTCCCCGCTCCTTTTATCGCCTCGGCCAAAAGCAGGATGTTATATACACTGTCCCCCAACTCAGCATCATGGGCGCTTATTGCTGTAGCCTCAACCTTTATGATGGTGGCGTTTGGCCCCCAGCTGTTCACCAGGGGTATGAGTGCGCTGCCCCTGGTGGCGAACTGTATCCCGGGTTGAGTATTTGAGTCTACGTTAATATAGGTTCCGGGCCTTATTCGCCCTGTCAGCTTGTCGAATCTTCCGCTGTTCATTTTATTTCACCGCCTTCCCTTTCCAGGCCTCAATAATCTGCTGCGCCGCTTCCAGCGTCAGCGGCCCCTTCTGTCCCTCCATGGCTCCATCAAAGGTAGAAGTCGTTATTCCGAAAAGCTTCATGCAGCTTTTTCGCAACGCCTCAATGGAGAAAGTCTGCAGGGCTTTTTTCTTGTCCGCCATAGCATAACCTCCTTAATCGTAATATTTGTTTTTTATGTAATAATGCTGCACCAATTCCGCCTCATCCGTACTGTATGGCACATGCAAACGATACCTTAAGCTGACCTGTGCTGCTCCTTCATCAATAATTCTCGCGGCGGGTTTATCAAGCTTTAAAACCTCTCCGCTTTCGCTGCCGTCTTGCCTGTAAATCGGGATGCGGCAGCGCTCCAAGAGGATCCCGCGGACTATTCTTTCAGCATACCCATACGCCTCATTCCTTGTAGGCGCAAAGATATTTGCGTAAATGCTGTAGGAGGCCTCAAAGCTGTCAAGGGCCCATGATGCGGGATCCGATTCAGCGGGCGGAAAGTAAAGGCAGGGAAGGCTCAGACCTTCCGGCAGGTTTTCTGTATAAAATGTCTCTATGCCACTGAAACCCAGGCAGGCCCTGGCGAGGCTTGCAGTATATTGGTCCATGTCCCTTCCTCCTGCTTCTTAGCCCAGAAGGTTATCCAGCCACTTATCAAGCCAGCTTTCAACCATTTTGGGGAAAAGCTTCTCCATGATCTTCACGGAATGTTCCATAAAGTGCTTACCAGGAACGAACTTCTGTCTAAGCAGCATACCCGTTTTAGCCTTTGGCGCATAGCGAAATTTCCCATCTGCATTCCATACACCCGGCACAAAACGCTCGCTCACCCCCTGAGGGTTAAGCCAATGGCCATCGTTCACCCATTTGGCGTATTCCAGGTTCGTGCCTATTTCCAGGGTTACATCCCCTTCCGAAAGGCTGTAGATATTATTCTCATTTCCTTTGTGAAAGCTATTCAAGAGAAGCCTTGTATCCACCGCCTTGGTTCTGATGACTTCATCCTGTATGATCCGCAAGAGTTCAAAGCCTGAAGCCTCCAGGAAAGTGAGAAAATCCCGCCTTAAACCGCCGTCAGCAGCCATCCGCAGCTTTTCGCTAAAGCGTTTCAGTTCGGACACGTCTACCTTTACATGATCGCCGTTCATTTTCCTTTTACAGACCCCTGGGATATACCCGCTTTATCCATACCGTCTTGTGATGCCCTCTTATGTTACGCGGGGCTTCAGCCTCGTAGCTATAGCCGCTCTCCTTGCTTACTATCTTGTCATTCAGCCGCACATCCGCATCCACCGGCAAGGTCAATTTAATCCGCCCTTCCAGCTCCTTTTGGGGTTCAAGCTGCCAAGTGGTCAGGGATCCTTGCTTCACGCTAAAGTGGCAGGGCTGATCCGATATATCTGCCTCTTCTGAATAGGTAAGCGTCCCATCTTCTGCATCCGGCAGCCCATAGCCCCGCGGGCGGATTTTGACCACGGGATGGTATATATCACAGGTATGGTCAAAAAAATCTTCTATCATAGTTTCCTTAACCTCATGCGAATACTGCCTTTGTCCGGGGCAAGCACATAGGCGTCCAGCAGAGCCGCCAATATCTGTGATTCTACGTCAAAGGACGCCGCGCCTTCTGATACGGAATAGCTGTATTCATCATAAGTTTCCGACTTTAAGCCGGTTTTGATAAGGGCATCCGCCTGTTTCGCCCCGCTAATGGCGCGTTTCGCAAAAGCCTCCGCCAACAGCAGCTCGGCATTCATCACATCCCCAGGTATACCCGAGGCGTATTTGATGTCGGTAAAGTCATTTCTTGTATAATCAATGATATACCTCTCCGCCATGGCTATGTCGATTTTCAGCTTTTCATCCGTGCGCGTCTTTATGGCCTCGATATCCGTATAGTCCCTTACGTTTTGCGGCGTTATCCAAGGTCTTGCTGCCATGATCTCAGCCCTCCGGAACTATCTCCTTTTGCAATTCTGTCATTGTAGGGCTTCCGTAATTGACGATGGTATCATCTTCCAGCCCTTCTATGGACTCTTTTAATTTTGCTATTATTTCCGATTTGGTCTTCATTCCTTTTATGTCCACATCGGAATATGCCGCATAGGTTTCAAGCTCTGATTTATTCATTTCTTGAAGGGTCTTGCCTCCGTATCCTATGGAAGTTGTTGCGCTTTTTCCAGCAACTTCCTGGCTGTTCTTGCCGCCGCTGGAAGCGCCGTCCTCATCCCCTATAAGCTTGAAATAACCTGAGGCCACCGCAAAAGCTGCAATGGCCTCATCCTCTGTGTAAAAATCGGGCTTTTGTTCGCTTGCCTTTATTTTACCGTCCAGGGTAGCATATGAGCGCCCCTGTATCAGGCGTAAATGCTTCATGCTTACTCACCTCTGATTATTTAAGGTCTGTGATTATAGCGGTGGCGTCCGTTTCTTCTATGATGGGATCGAAGTCCAGATGTACCACATAAAAACGCTTGTCCATCATGATGGCTTCCTTGCCTTCAGTGGTCTTTCTTATCTGAGTGCCATACGTATTTACCACTATGAGGTTCTTAGGATCAGTCAGCAGGATCTCCCCGTCTCCCATAGAAGGGCACTCCACCACGGGAACCCTTGCAGGGGATACATAGACGCTCTCAGGGACCGCGCCTCCCGCGTTTATGATCTTGTTCATGAGGAAAAGCTCCCACTGCTGGGCACGCCTGGGGCTCATGAGCCAGCGAAGCTTACCGTTGTTATACTTATTCGGAATAGCCGAGAGAGCCCCATAGAACAGATCGAGGCTCATGGCTCCGCTTGCCCCGCCAGCCGTTGCGCTCACCGTGTGGCCTCCTGTCTTTATCTGCTTGATCCAGCCGGTGTTGATCTTTAAGAAGTCGTAATCGCTGTCCGTCGAGGCCGTGGCTTCATCCCCGTTTAGATACAGATCCTCCAAGTCGATTCCCAGCTGGGTAGTCATGAGATTGGTGACGATGGCTTCAAAGTTCTGGCCTTCAATATTCTCTCTCAGGGTTTCCTCTGTGATCTCCCAAGGCAGCCTAACCGCGGTGGTTGCGTAATTGATCACGCTGGTATTCACGTCCGCCCTGTAACCATCGTCCACATTCTCTGTCTTTTTCCTGAGGATGCGGGCTGCTATTCCTATCTTGTCGATCTCCCCGGTCTTGGCGGTGCGCATCTCGTGTCTTACAAGGGGCCCTAAGTTGGTAGCTTCAAAGGTCTGCTGTATAAACTTCCTGTCCTGTTCAGGGTTAAGCAGACCGTTGGTCAGGGTGTTGGTCTGTATTGCCGCTTTATTGATGATATCTACGTTGGTTGTTCCCATTGTCTGTATCCCTCCTTATTTTCAGATAATGCCATGCAGATAATGTACTTCGGTGCTGCCGCTTCCCGCCGCTTCGTGGTTTAAGTTACTGGGAAGGTGATTGGCCTTTTTTATAGGCTCTATTGCTTTCCGCACTTCAGAAGCGATAATTTCCTTTACATCCTCCATGCTTATCTGCGGCTGAGCTTCATTCTGCGCCTTCGCCACTTCCATGGCCTCTTTTACCATTTTTGAAAGCAGCTCTTTCGTGATCTGCGGCTCGTCCTGGACTGTAGCTGTTTTCTCTACCGTCCGCTGCTCTGCCGCCTCCCTTTCTTCCGGCTCCGCCTTCGCATCGGCGCAGCCTTTGTTGACCGTGTACTCTTCCACGGCTTTAGCGACAATTTCCTCTGCTTGTTCTCTCGTCACTTCTGCAACCTCCTTTGATTCTTTATTTATTTCCATCCGCTCTTTCGAGCTATCTCCGGCAGCTTGCGGCCCTTCGATTGCTTTGGCGAGCGGCTGCGCCCCTGTCAGCATCCTCGTGATGATCTCGTCGAAATCTCTCAAGGCTTCGGTTATCTTCATTTCATCCTGTTCATAGACAAACCCATCCGTCCGTTCATCATACCAGCGCAGGGATCTTTCAAGGGCGCCAAAGGCGTTCCAGAAGCTGGAATCCCTGTTTTTGCCCTCATATATTTCCGCCATGTCCCCCTTCTCTATTACTTTAAGGCCCAGAAATTCCGCGAACTTTGCAAGAATTCCTTTATTGCAGGAAGGAGCTCTGTGCTGTTCCCCCTTATTTGGATTATTCTCTTTTTCTATAGCGCTCAAATCTACCTCCTGATCCTGACTCATGGCTGTACCTCCCATAGAAAAACCGGTTATCTCACCTGTTTCTATTTTTCCCCACAGATCTTCATCATCAATTTCCACGGTTATAAGCCATGTCCCCTTCTTGATTTCTTCGTCGCCTATGCTGAAATCTGCTTTTGCTGTCCAGCTCTCTACTACATGGCAGTCCTCTTCAGGTTCCTGACTATGCTGTACGTCTACCAGCTCAAAGTTTTTGGCATAATAAAAAGCGGCTTTCTGTATCTCTGCCGCCGTCATAAACTCGCCGTCTGTGTCCTCGCTCATGGGCTCATACACAATCCCGGTCACATAATGCTGCTGATCATCGGATTTTATAATTCGTCCGTAATGCGCGGGCTTTTCAGTCTCTTTCTTTGCTTTCGCTATCAAAAACCGTCTCTTGTTTGCAGCTGCATCCACCAACGAGACGAACTGGATCTTTGCGTTAAAAAGTTCCCTTGCTTTTTCCACACTTTTCATCTTTTGCCCCTTCACCTCCTTTCTTTATAACAGATTTCTAATGCTGGCCAATATGCGATATGCCTTCTTCATCATTGAGTTCTCTTCAAGA